ACAAATTCTATTACGTTAGATTGTGCGTTAAATTTGTATGTTTCTCCCTTCTTGACATTCCAATCACTGCAAACTGTAAAAAAAGAGTTAAGTGTAGTCTCTTTTAGTGTTTTTAGCACGGCTCTACCCATTAGCCAGCGAGTTCCTGGATAGCGAAGGCAAGAATACAAAAGCCAAGCTGCTCCAAAGTAACTCTTACCACCTCCAGCACTACCTCCAAACAAAATTTCACTTGTTTTATTGTCGTGCAAATATTCCCAAGCGGTATGTTGCTTTATCGTTGGTTTAAAATTTATCTCCAATTTTATTTACTGCTGCTTTAATTATATTTATAATTATTACGCAAATGTAGTATGCTAAAACAAATGGTACGGCTGCAAAAACAGCCAAAGTACCAAATATATATTCTAGTATACCAGCACTTGCTTTTTTTTCTTCTATAATTTTATCTAACTCGGCCATATTACTATTAATATTTTTTTCATTATTATTCAATTATTATTCCTTGTGAAGCTAAAAATGTTTTTGAGTCTTCAGTCAAATCAAAGTTTTCAGCTACAGCAAGCCTATCTTGATGAGTAGAATTATTGGCAACCTGATCATCTGCAAGCTGAACATAATGTTTTGCACGATCTCCAATATCAGTACCCTCAAATATAACACTATTATTTATCCTAGTCATAAGTTCTAGTATATTATAATCTACAGCCGTGTATATATCATACTTACTACTGTTTGTTTCTTCAAGAGCAAGAGTGCTGTCAATCCAAGCTATTGCTGTTGTTGCTCTGGCCGTAGTTCCTGCAGAAAGTAAAAAAGCTTTTAGTTCTTTAGTTGTCATATCCTCTTGTAGGTCATAAAAGGTACTGCCTATCGAATATTGCAATCTCCAAAGTGTACCAGAAACCAATTCATTGACTATTGGTTTTCTGTAGGCCACATCTTCCTTTGGTTTAAAGAATCCTTTCTTATCTGTAGTTGTTTTTTTAAACTCAGATCTTTTTGCAACTCTGCTAGTCATAGGAGCTCTTTTTGTAACATATTGAGAATCCATTACTGACTTTGTTATACCAAATCTAATTGGCGTTGATATTGTTAAATCCATTTTTTAGTGTTTTTATTTGTTTCTAAAGTTTCCATAATTAGTCATTTAATTTTATTACATTCGTACTTATTATATTTAAGTTATTATACTTAATAATAATATTCTTTAACAAAAGCTTTTTTCTTTTGTTGAAGCGATTATCAGGGTTAGTTATGTGTTGTCGGAAGGGTTCTGATAGTTAAACACAAACCCTTCTCCTCCACTAGTAACATCTACCCTGTCTACCACAATGCCTTTCATCTTTGCAACATCTTGCAACAACAATCTGCACAAATTCAAATCACCAGCTTGATAAGACTTACGATATAAATCTTGTAACATAATCTGATGCTTATCAATTTCATATTCTCGTTCCTCAGAGAACTGCTCGGCAAAACTCTCTAAAGCCTTTTTATAATAAATACTTGCCATTCTTCTTTTGATTCCCCAATGAGCTTCACAATACTCCATTATGTCTGTATATCTCACTCCTCTCAAAATTAATTTTACAACTTCCGTTGTTCTTTTATAACTAACAAGACTAGTTGCTTTACCAGAACTTTTATTAAGGTTTAAATCGTTAATATCATACTTCGCTACAGTGCCTTCTATAATTTCAACATTCTCCTTCTTTTGGAGCTCCTTGGCAGACTTCTTATCAGCTCTTTCTTGATCTCTCTTGTTCATTTTAAAATTACATTTTTAGTGTAACAAATATAATACAATAAATTTAGTACAATTTGGAACTAAAATACATATTGTGCACCTGGTGTAATAAACTTGAAAATTGGAAAATCTAGTGTGAATATTCGCCTACCCTCAAAATGGTCCTCAATTACGTAAATCCTGGCCTAAATTCCTGAACCTGAATGAGTAACAAAATAAAATTTTTTTTTGCTGCAGCTGCTCAAATTAGCCGCAAAAGACGTCAGATTATAAAAATAAACTTTGCAAAGTGGCCGCAAAAATTGCCAGCTGGACGGCTCCAGGAGCTAAAAAAGCTGATAAAATTTGTATAAAATTTGCCGCTGGTCGTGTAAAATAGTTTATTTAGGTGTTAACATTTAACCAATTTTAAACACTGTCTAAGCTAATAACAAAAGGCCGTTAATATACTGAGTCCAGGAATAAAAAAAAAGGCGTTAAAATAGCCTCATTTGCTGCCGCTGGTGCTGGTCTTGTCTTGTCCTGGTGCTGGTGGTTATTGCTCCAGGTGCTCCAGGTGCTCCAGGTGCTCCAGGTGGTGCCCAGGTAAAAAAAAAGGCCGACAATATGCCGACCCTTTTAACCCTGGTTAAATTGCTGTACTAGCTCCCCATGTACCTGGTGCCGTCTTTACTGGTCATGTATTGCACGTTATCCAGGTTAAGGCCTAAATTAGTTATAAAGTCAATAGAATTGACCCCAGAAGGCAAGTTATAAACCCAGCTCTGGCCGCTGTTATAGTCCAGAATATGAATAAACATGTCTGACTCTCCAGGTACGTCTTTAATGGTTACTTTTGCATCATTCGCTAGTTCATGGAGTAGGTGCTCGCCTAGTATATAAACATACATATTGACGAGGGTCTCCCAGTTATCATAGTTATTATGCGTTCCCAGGCCTTCCTCGTATTCATTCACTACATTAAGCATGTCGAAGACGTCCAGTTCATGGAGTCTTGCCCATTTCTTTGCTTTGTAGTATCCTATTACATAATGTGAGGAATTGAATATGATGTCAGTAAGTTCCTGCGGACATTCAATACTTTTGTCGTCCATGTGCAGCATTTCATCTTTAATGTAATTGAATAACTCAGTTTTTAAATTTTTAGAAATTTCCATAATGTTTTTAATTTATTAGTTAATGATTAATTGAGCTGTAAACAAAAGACAAATTTTTTATAATTCCAAAAATTAACAATAAAAAAAAAGGCCGTTAAAAAAGGCCTAAAATTTAATCGTTTTATGGTTTTATTTGCTATTAAAAGAAATTTTGTTTTTCATGCGTGCATCACGTGCAGGCCTGCATGTATATAAAAAGAAAAACTAGCGTACATTTGAAGGTATAAAAAAAAAGCAGGAGTATTATTCCTGCATCTTAATTAATTTTTACGATAGCTTAAAAGGGTAGATCGTAGGCGTCCAATTGTTTTTTTAACTCTTGATCGTATAGCCTGGAGAATTCCTCTCTAAAATAACGACCTGCAGCCGTATCGAACCCATAACTTTGCAGGCCCCTATATTCCTGGATCGGTTTACGTTCAATTATAAAGTGAAAAACATCTACTGGACTGAATGGATAACCTTTTGCTAGTTTACGGCTAGCAATAGCAAGTGCATAGCAATTGTGCCTTACCTGGCCGTAATTATTGAGTAGATAGTTTTTTATTGATACTGGTGACAAATTTTTCATAATAGTTAAATTGATTAGTTAAATTTATTTTCAATTGCATGATCGTATACGTCCTGGTCTATTGTATCACTTAATAGGTCCCAGTAAAAGTCAGTTATATCCATGCCGTTTAATTCTACGTCAGTTATTTCCAGATCGTCTTCAGGCGGCGTATTATAGTCACCGTTATCCCAGGAATAAGTATAACTTACTATTAATGTATATTGATCCTGGTCAATTACATAGTCTTTATTAATTTTCATATCTATTTTATTAGTTAATTGATTAGTGTAGTACTAGACCTACTTTTTTATTCTCTCTAATAGCATTAAGATCATTACTACTGGCGTCAATATAGCCTGCAGCTAGTAGATCATCTATATTATTAAATATCCTGGAATGCCTATCATGGTTAGTGTTAATTAGATCGTCTCTTGAGGACCCTTCTGAGAATATTATTATCAAGTTTTTAGGTAGTAAAAAAGTAGTGCTAGACTTTTTACTAGGCTTGAAGAATGGAATGCTTTTAGTATAGGCGTAAAAAATAACGTCCTGGTTATCTTTTGCTATCTGGATCCATTTATCTAAATAAGCTGGACTGTAAAAGTCACCGCTGTCATGAAGCCTTAATACGTCTACTTTTTTCTTTTTTATAGACCTATTCATAATAGCTACAAAGTCACCTTGCCTAGTTAATTCATATCTTTTATTGTATGCGTTCTTTACAGAAGGCCAGGAATATGCACCCTTCTGAGCATAACATTTATAGTCAGCACCCAGACAACCTTTGGCGAATGGACAAGTTTTTTTACCTGACAAAGATACATTTGCAATAATTCCAAAGTTAAAGACTCTTTTATTATTTAATTGACTGGTCTTTTTTAGCTTACTATTCTGAGTCAATATCTGATTAACTGTTAACATGTCTTTAAAGTTTTAGGAATTGAATTATTTTCACTGATATAAACGTCCTGGTTATTGAATATGTTTTTGACCTGGTCTATAATGTTATTCTCTAGATCTTTTGAGTCCAGGAATATAACAAAATTTGATACAGTCTGATATTGCTGATCAATTTCATAACCGCCTACAAATTTAAGGCTATTATAATATCTAGGAGCGTGCAGGCCTAAAAAGTCCTTCAATTTTGCAATTTTGTTAGGAATTGTGGCCGTGTGAAAATTACGGTCGAAATAAATATCGAATTCTAATTTTTTCATAATGTTTTGAATTTAGTTTAATGATTAATTGAGCCGCTAATATATAAACTTTTGAATAAATAACAAAAAAATTACTTTTTTTTTCAAAAACTTTTCTGTTATATGTTATTATCATGATAAGAAACAAAAATAGCTCCAGGTCCAGGAATTTCCAGGATCGTAAATTTAGAATAATTCTAAATAACACTAGAGTAAAATCAAAATTTGAAAATATTTTCAGGCCAGAACCAGCCTTATTGTAAAAGGGAAAATTAGCGTACTTTTACCTATGTAAAAGCGTTTTTTAGCGTACTTTTGACTGTTTTAGTTTAATTTTTTATTAATTTGAAGCTCATAAATCTTTCTATAAAGATCTTTTTTTAGTAATTCAGTTTGATCTTCTCTTCTCCACTTCCATTCCTTCAAACTATACTCATTTTCGATAAGTTCTGGCATAGGAATGCTTTTTTTTATGACCTGCCACCTATTATAGTTAACTTCATAGCTTTTATTATCAAACCAAACTACTATTGTCTTCTCTATCCTTCTTCTCTTGATCTTAAGCTTCATATAAATGCTTTTTATAAAAAAAAGAGAGCCTATATAGCAACTCTCTTTTTCTCATCAATTAACCTTCTTGTTAAAAACAAAACTTATACAATATAAGCACTTTTTTTTGACATAGAAGCTAAATTTTTAGCCTTTTTTTAAAAATAATGTGTTAATCTAGCTACTTGACCGCCTTCTTTATCATGTAGGAACGCTTCAACAGCCTTTGGAGTGCCAACATAACCCTTTCTTGAGTGCCAACTATCACTAGAGCTTGGTGAACGCATATATTCTACTGTACAACCGATAAAATCCTTTGCATCTCTCCATTTATGCTTTACTTTATGGTGAATATGGTGTAAATACCAGTATCTGTACTTAGTTTCCGACCAGAGTAAAGGTTTCTCCTGTGCCATTGTTAAGGGTAAACTGTCCATTTTGCATCCGTCGCCATGTTCAAGACCAATAAGGTTTAATCCGTAAGAATAATACTTACGATGTGATACTCCTGCATCTACAGTAACATCATCTGCATTTCTAAACCAAGCCTTTAGTGCGTGTGCCAAGTGAAATCCACTTTGGTAGTCATGATTTGACATACTATGTACACAATCTACAGGAGCAATCTCTCTTAACATCTCTACACATTGTACATAGACCTGTAATGCGACCTGGTAATGTTCCCACCATTTACCATCTGTGTCCTGATAAGTGCCTTTTGTGGTCGTTGAATAAACATTATCGACATGAAGCACATCATTCCCTATACAAAATAAAATACGATTTACATTGAAACCTTTTGCTTTGTTTATGAGACCACTTACACCTAATAGCACTCTTTCTATTGCTACATCCATGTTATACTCTTCGCCTGTTTCTTCTTTATTTGCGTATTTACCTATATGAATGTCAGCAGGATTTATAACTAAGAGGTGATCTCCACCCTTATACTTGATTTTAGGGTACTTAGGAGCATTATCTTCTATAAGTTGTAGTACATTATCAAAAACACTCTTCTCGTCTACAGAGCCAGTTTTTGTAACAACACTAAAACGTAATTCACCAGACATATTTTGCCAATGTTTTACAGAAATGACATCATTTTTGTCAATCCCTCTTTCAGCAAGGTGTTGGTCTAATGCAGAGTTGTGCGTAAGGTTGTAGTTTAGGTTATCTAACTCACCAGCTCTATGCTTGTATATTAAATTAACCTCATCATCGTTTAATCTTAGTCTTTTTCCCATATTCCGTAGATTTTACACCCTTTGACCTCTTTTATAAGAACTTTAGTATATTCTTTTTGGTCTTTTTCTGATGGTTTCAGATATTTTGGGTTTTTTGAATTTAATTTTCTTTTTTTAGGCATAAGCCAAACTTATTTAGATTTTTTAACCTTTTCGTAAGACCTTCCTCCAAAATATGAACCAATGACTGTTAATAAAGTCAATTTTATTAGTTCAATCCATGAGTTTTCTACCTTAAATGCTAAAACTCCAGCATCTATGAAAATTAATAGCATTGTGCATAAAACGATAAATATAAGTATCATTGGTCGTACATTTTTACTCAACCAAGAGTCGCTATTCATGTCAGAAACCCATCTTTGGGTTACTTGTTTTTGCATTTCTGCTTCGTGAGCCATAAAAAGCTCTTTTATTTTTTGCTCTGCTTGTAACTTTTCTTCTTGTGTTGTCGTAAGATTATCTATAACCCCACCAACTTCTT